AACGCATATTACCTTCTGTATCGTAGAAGTCAGCACCAAGACTTGTTGTCTGTATAGTTTGGCAACCAAAAGACCCCTGCTCTACATCCCATCTACTATATGTAAATAACCTGTAGAATATTCTTATGTGGGCTTCTTTTGCATAGGCAGTTACCCCATCCGGCAGTTTTAAAGAAAACTGTCCTCGTGGAATAGTTTTACCATCGTTGTCCTCTTCTGCGTGGTTTATGGCTAGGCGAGGAAGACTCTGGCCTTCGTTGTTACTTACTTCTTGACCGGTGAGTGTAGCAAGTTCTGCCACTGACATATCTTTCAGTGAAGGTGCTACGTTTGCTTTATTCGTTACAACATCGTTTGACATTATAATTTCTCCTTTAGTTTAGATTGTTAAAACTTCATCCATATCAAGCCAATCTTTACCAATTTTCAATTCAATACCAACAGGCATGTCATAGTCAACATTGTATCGTTTCTTAGCTTCAGATTTTATACTCAACATAGACTCCGCTAAAATTTCAATCGCCTTCTTTTCCTCTTGTGGAAAGACATCAAGGACAATTGAATCATGTACTGTATTACATACTACAGACTGCATGTCGTTGTCAAACAAAACTTTTCGTAAGTTTATAAGAGCAAGCGGGAGCAAGTCTGCAGTAGCAAATCCCTGTACAGGATAGTTCTTTATGGCGGTAGCGTGTGTAGAACCCCCATAAAAGTTCCTACGAACGTGAGGAAAATGATAAATCCTACCAGAAGGAAGGGTGATTTTTTTTGTCTTAATTGCTTCGTCTTGTAAAGAGACGTGCCATTTAGCAACATCTGAATATCTGGCCTTGAAAAGATCGTAGTACGCAACTTCTTTTTCTGTTCCATAAGTGCCTCCGTATAGGGGTTTAAATGTGTGTGCTTTTGCCTCTTGCCTAGAAACTCCTAGAGCCTCTGCAGAAAAAGTATGCACATCAAAACCTTTTCGCACATCAGCATACACCTGTTTGTCCTGTGCAAGAAACCCTGCCACTCTAAATTCTAACTGACTGTAATCTCCTTCCAGTATCTTTCCACCTTCCCAACGAGATATAACACAAGCCCTTACAGGAAAGGTTGTACCTCTTGGCATGTTCTGAAAGTTTGGATTACGAGATGATAGTCTTCCTGTAGCCGTAACACATTGCATATAGTGTGGGTGTATAAATCCTTTACTATCTAAGCCCCTCTCTATACCATCTACAAATGTTCTTAGGTAAGTACCTATGGCATTGTACTTTATATAGGCACTGATAAATTTCTTTTGCTCATCGTTAGCAGACATAGATAGACTCTCTAAAGTTGGTCGGTCTGTTTTAAATCCATGTGTACTAACATCATAAGCATCTCTAGGTACAAGTTTGAATCCACCCACCTGTCCTGTAGATTTAAACACTACACCGTCAGCGTTGCAAGTCTTACAAATTCTTTTAGCCTTACCTACCGTGCCATCCTTTTTAAGAGGGTTAAAGTATCCCCTGCCTCTACAGGAACCACATTGGTGAGACTCGGTGTGGGGTAGTACCTTCGTATAAGTTCTTACCTTTTTAATAAAATCATCTTTGCTATGTTTACGCACTCTCTTCTTTCTCTTTGTACTGCCGTACTGCTCATAGCCCAAATTAAATGTACTCGCCCAATATTTTTTATCTGTTACACCTCTACTGTACAAGACTTTAGACCTATCCTCTGGGCTGTCTAAATTTACAGGAGTATCTCCCATTGTACGTTTAACTTCTCTCTCAAGAAACTCATGTAACTCATTGTATTCATTACCATATTGTTCTCTAATATCTGTGAGTGCTTTCACACTGACTTTCATACCGGTGTTTTCCATCTCGGTAAGAACCTGACACATCTCATTCATTAAACTTACAGTAGGTGCAAGGCCATCTTTTACTGCCTGTTGCTGTGCAGTGTACAATTGTTTTGTAACTTCCACATCAGCCCTGCCATACTCCTCTACAATATCCCAAGGAATGTAGTCAAAAGATACACCATCTTTCATGTACTGTGCAGTTAAGTCGGTACGTTTCTCATCTAAATCATACCTCTTGGCTGACTCAGATAAAGACAGAGCAACTTTATCTCCACCGTGTATAACATACTCAGCTATCATCGTGTCGTATAGTTTCCCTGTATAGGTAAAGTTACAAGCAAGTAACCACTTGAGGTCAAACTTGATGTTATGCCCCACTAAAACTTCTGTATTATCCAGAACTTTCTGCAGTATAGCAAAGCCATTCTCTGTTGGTTCTTTTTCTGTGTGAGTGAAGCAGAGATACCCCTCACTGTCAGGGCGATAAATCTTTTTCTCTGTAAAGGGAGCTATTATATCAGAACCTACAGCACTGTACCCCACAGACACTAACATGTTTCCTGTATAAGGATCAAGGTCTAGCTTACCTGCATCATCTTTTTTATATGTTGTTTCTATGTCAAGAACAGTTACTTGCATCTTCCACCTTCACTATTGACCATGTAAAATCCTCATCTTTCTGACCCCAAATGCCTGTCCCCTCATCCCATTTCTGATACATAGCAACATCTAAAGCATATTTTGCATCTTGTAGATTTTTCCAAATCATATCTATCCTCATTTTTCCAGTCTCATAAATTTTTAAGTAGCGAACTTTACCTGTCTTATTATTTATATTCTGTACTTTATAGTTCTTCTTCATCCCCCACCCCTCTGTATAAAAAGATAGGTGTTCCTTCACCCATCCATGATCCTACCACATTAAATTCAAAATACTCCATAGCTTCTTCGTCTGTCATTCCGTCTTTCATAAGTATGGCTACACATTTGTCAGCATCGTAAACTAACAGATCTGGCTGTCCACATCTTCTACCTAACCCTAATATCGCACCATCAAATCCATCAGCCTTTAATATCACAACTCATACCTCGCTCTGTATATATCAATAGAGCAGGTCACTGTGCCGTGCCACCCGTTAAGTTTATTCTTAGATACACAAAGATGTCGTATGTAATCCTCTTCCTCACCATAGTTCTTTCCTATACCTATAATGATGTCAGCCTCCGCTGCCTTTCCTGTCCTACTATTTTCCAACATACTAAAATCTACCTCTTGTCTACCTTGTGCATCATAAGATGCTTGTGATACTGACCAGAGTAAAACCTGTTGTTTCTTAGCCATTGTTCTTGCCCCCTCGTACAGAGCTTTTAGCTTTTCATCCGTTCTGGCAAAGTTACCACTGATAGCCACCTTATCTAGCTGATCCACCATTACCACATCAGGTTTATGAATGTCAATAAATTTCTCAATCTCTAATAAAGTAATGCCTCTACCCTCTAACAATTTAAAGTTAGGTTCTATCTCTTTCTTGTATACATCCATAGAGTCTTCTAAGTTTGTTTTCATCTCATCAATGGATCGTTTAAGATACGCAGAGAATACTCTACCTTTGACTAACCTTCCGGGTTCTTCGTTAGCAAAATATGCCACCTTAAATCCCTGTTTAATGTACTCTGCAACTAAGTATGTACAGAAGGTTGTCTTTCCTGTTTCTGGCCTAGCAAATATAATCCCTAAGTTTCCTCTACCTGCACCACTTATTCTGTCAGCCAAAGATTGTAACTCAAACTTAAATTCAAACCCTTGATCCCACCCCTCTACATAATCCTTTACATCATCTTTCACTTCTTGATAGTTTCCTTCCTCTTCAGGTGTATTATCTATAGCCGTGTCAACCAAAGTTCTCAGTGAAGTAAAGTCGTCACTGTTGCCTAACCAAATGTCAGCCGATAGATCACTAATCTTGTGAGCCTTATCTTTCTTCCAGAAGTCAATGATTAAATCTTTTAGTATGATTTTGCTACTTGGCATGAACTTACCAAGCTCTCGTATAACATCTTCTATGGGTTCTCTTGATGACTCTGGCAGTGCAGGATACTTATTCCTGTGTAGCTGTATCAGGGTATTGACATCTAAATCACTCTCGTACTTCTGTTGGGCAAAACTGATGGTGTCAAAAATTGTCCCCACACCATTGGCAAACATTTCTTTAGATACAACCTCCGCTGTATCTTTATAAAACTCATTGGATAAACATGCTGATAATATTTGTTTCTCAAGTGACATTGAACTTCTCCCTTATTTGTTCTGTACTCCACCTTTTTATGTCCCTGTCTAGTAACACTAACTTTGTCTGTACATGGATAGATAGTTCATGTACCATCTTCATTGCCTTTTTTGAAGCATCTTTGTCTAATGCAACGGTAACAAGTTTGTAATGCTTAATGTATTTTAAATAATCTGTCAATAAATTTGTCCCCATCAAAGCCATACCATGTACATTAGCCAATGTCAACGCACAAGCAGAAGCACAGTCCTCAACGATTACAAGATAGCTACTGTCATTAGCCGTTACAAAAGGAACACGAGAGGATGCATACCTCTTCCATTTTGGTTTAGAATTTGTCAGCGATCTACCAACCGCATCTACCAATGTCTTGTCCTTGTATACAAGAAACACACAGCGGTCTTCCTTAACATCATATCTTATATTGGCAAATCTATTTTTGTAAGCATGGTAGGATTGTACAGATTTTAAATAGTCAACAACTCTTTGACTACGATCTAGCCCCACCCACTGCTTGTTATATACAGATAAGTCTACCTTTTGAGGTGTTTGATTTTTTGACCTAGACGATGCTTGAATAAGATCGCCTGTTTTTGTAGTACCCCCAACTGAACAGTCAGCATGGTAGCAATTATACAGCAACCTGCCAGAACTATTAGTGACATTGAAAGTATTTTGATGATGACAAACAGGGCAACTGCCTCTGTAAGTTTCATCAGTGGGTATAGATAGTGCCTTAACAAATGTAGCAACATCAGTTTCTCCAACCATAGTATTCTCCTTCTCTCCATTATTAGTACCTTTTTGTAAAAACTATGTC